GCAGAAACGGAGGAAGAAAAGCAAGCCTTACTTGCTATGTACCGCAAGCGGGCACTGGACGAGCTGGACACCTACAGCAGGCTTGCAAAGGCCATGCAGGTGGATGGGCAGATGGAGATGGGAGGCGGCGATGGCTGACATGCACTTTACCATACCCCTGCCGCCTGTTACAAAGAAAAACAGCCAGCGCATTATGCACAGCAGCAAGACGGGGAAATCGTTTATCATGCCGTCGCAGAAGTACATCGATTACGAGGCGAAGGCCGTGTGGTACTGCAAAAAGGCTGGTGTGCATGAGCCGATAGATTACCCCGTGGAGGTTAAATGCCTGTTTTATATGCCAACCAAGCGGCGAGTGGATTTAACAAATCTGCTGGAAGCTGTGGACGATGTGATGGTCAAGGCGCGGGTGCTGCTGGACGACCACTGCGGCATTATTGTCAGCCATGACGGGAGCCGGGTACTGTACGACAAGGAAAATCCACGCACGGAGGTGAGCATAACCGCCTATGAATGATTTTGACTATGACATCGTGCAGAAAAAGCGTGTTGCAAGAGGTGCGTTTGCCCATGTGAACCGCAAGCGTGGGAAATGCAGATTGCCCAGTGATTACCTCACTGCGGCACAAAAGAGGGAGATGAACGGGAAAATGAAAACATACAACGCCACACGGCCTATGCCTTGGGAAGATTTCAAGGCGATGCCGGACGACATTAAGCGGGAATATCTACGGAATATGCAGTCTTGCGGCGGTGCAGCTACATACCTTGCGGAAGAAATGGGCTGTTGCAGTGCCACCATCATAGAGTGTGGGAAAAAACTGGGGGTGCCGTTTGTGCGAGGTGGTCGGAACTTTGACTTGTGGCAAAAGAAACTATCGGAGTGGCACACAGCCGAGGTTCCGGCAGCAGAAACGCTGGAGAAGCAGTCCGATGGACCAACGCCGGTGCGAAGTGTGGAACCGTTGCACGTGCGAAGTGCAGAACTGCTTCACGCACGGCTCACTATCCGGGGAGACCGGGAAAGCGTTTTGCAAAATCTACGTATGCTTATGCCGGATGAATGTGAAGTCACGGTTGAGTGGTGAGAGGAGGAAAAAACTTGTGAAGGAGCATATTACCACTGGAGGGAAGACGCTTTGCTGGACTTGTAGAAAAGCGTATGGAGGATGCTCATGGACAGAAGTAGACTACACAAAAAAGGGCTGGCCTATACGATTTGAGCCGGTAAAGGGGTGGAATGCAATCCCGACAAAAAATGAAAAATACACATCATTTTTGGTGGTAAGTTGCCCAGAGTACGATCCTGATGATAGAAAGGAGGATACACATGACGGCAGATTTTGCGGGTATGGGGAAGCGCCTGCGGGAGGCGAGGGAGAAGGAACTTATGTCGCAGAATGATTTGGCTTTGGAATCTGGTGTAGCACCATCGACGATCAGCTATATTGAGTGTGGACACAGCACCGCATCGGTGTGGGTGCTGGCACATATCTGTGATGCGCTTGGGGTATCTATGCAATGGATGGTATACGGGAGAGGAAGAAAATGAGCAGAAAGAGCATATTTACAGTTGTCGGAGGTGCGGTCCTTGGGATGCTGATTGCCGCCGGGATATTGTGGGTGGAGCCACTTGCCGCAGAAGCGGAATATGTGGAGGAGCAAGAACCTGTTTCCCCGCTGGTGGCGGAAGTAATCCGCCAAGAAACGCCACAGAAAGCCGCCTACACGCACGAAAGTACCATGACCGTGACAGCATACTGCCCCTGCGAAAAATGCTGTGGAGCGTATTCAAACGGCTATACAGCCACAGGAGCGAAAGCAACACAGGGCGTGACCATCGCCACGGACCCGGATGTTATCCCGATGGGGACGGAGGTTGAGATTGACGGGCATATCTACATAGCACAGGATGTGGGCGGCGCAATTAGCGGCAACCGCATTGACCTTTACTTTGATAGCCACGAGGACGCACTCCAATGGGGTGTGCAGGAAAAGACGGCAAGGTGGAACGGATGATGGAACGGATTACATTTAATGGGAACTTCTGCGACATTTCGCAGTGCTGGGAGCTGCCTTGCCAGCATGGCGGGAGCTGCTCACAAAAGCAAGTGTGGGAGCGGCTGAAAGCCTACGAGGACACGGGGCTGACGCCGGGAGAAGTCCACAGTATGTCGGGAGAGTGGCGCACAATGATGTCGGTTTTGAACAGCATCGGAGGAGGTTATGGACGCCTGTGGGAGCTGGCAGAGTCCGACAAGGACGGGCGCGTGGTGGTGCTGCCGTGCAAGGTGGGCGGAGAGGTGTATTCAACGCTCGACGATCTTGGGCAGTTACATCAGTGCAGAGTAACGCGCGTCCACCTCGATGAGAGGACGTATCTGAACACTGTGGTACTTGAACCTGTTGATTATGAAGGATCACAATACGGAGCTGCATTTGGCGCATTCGGCAAGACTATCTTTCTCACCCGCGAGGAAGCGGAGGAAGCATTGAAGGCGATGAAGGATGCTTGAGATATGCCCGATGACGCTAAAAGAGGCATGGAACAACACCACAGACATCACGGAACTGTGAAAGGAGAAATAAACATGGAAGCTTGTTACAAGGAAAATAGAGCAATCGCCAATCCTGCAACCGAACCGGCTGTCAGAGAGAGGACTACTATCAAGGAAACGATCATCGAAATCGGCTATGCACTGCGGGAAATCGAATGCCGGACAACCAGTATCAGCTGCTTCTTTGAAATGAAGGAGGTTTGCAAAGAACCGAAAAGAGGCGAACCGCAGGACATGGGCGAAGCGCTGCAACAGCACCTTGAAACGGCAAAAAATGCCCTTTGCAATATCGCAGAAATCGAAGCACGGCTTGGGATGTAAGGAGGGACTGGACAATGGCTGAATACATTAAGCGTGAAGCGATAATGGAGTTCCCGATTCGGAAAGACCGTTGCGACAAGGAGCATGCGAACGAGCATTTTATCTTTGGCATTGAGTCGGTGCTGGAATATGTAGAGAATCTGCCCGCCGCAGATGTGGCCACGGTGGTGCTGGGACACTGGAAAAAGGACAGAGACACGATCAAGTGTACGGTGTGCGGGTTTGGTATGTTTCCGAATAGGTACACATTTATGCACGGTGTTTGTGTGACAGACAACAAACTCCCGAAATACTGTGAAAATTGCGGTGCAAAGATGGGCACCACGGAGGAACAAAGTGTATAAGCATATGATTAAAGACAGCGGAGAAAGAACCAAGTTTCCAAGCGGAGCACTCCGGGATATGCACACGGGCAAGGGACGGATGGATTTGCTCCCTTGGTCGGCTATCATGGAAGTGTCGAAGCACTGCGAGGCGGGCGCTTTGAAATACGGGGAGCATAATGTCGATAAAGGGATCCCAACCCACAGTTTGTTAGATTCCGCTATTCGCCATGCGGCGAAATATCTGGCGGGCTATGTGGATGAGCCGCACCTTGTAGCTGCGGCGTGGAACCTACTGTGGGCGATCGAGATGGAGATTGTCCACACTGAATGCGTGGATACTCCGTGGAGGGCAGGCGATGGCGAATAAGGACGCAATGCTGGAAGCATTAGAGGAGATAGAGAACGGTATGTGCCGCATTAAGGAGCAGCGGAGCATTTGGCAGAATAGCCTTGTATATGCTTTATGCCAAGCTGTGCGGCTGCTTCTGATGGACAAAATCAAGGAGGGACGGAAATGAGAATTGACGGCAAAACCCTGCCCAACAACCCCATGAAAGCGTACCAGCAGGGAAAGCTGATAGGGACAAAGCAGAATATGGATTTGGTATCCGAAGTGCTGCTTACAAAATTTGGATTCCACGTGTTGGAGGAAACGCCGGACAGCCACGACACTATGAGTGTTGAGTATCTGCAAAAATGCCTTGTGGAGCTGGTGGACGCAAAAAACAGCGGCTATGTGACCAAGAAGGATATTGCGGACGCTCTGCGGAGCGACTACAAACTGATAAACAACGCAGAGTAAGGAGGCTGGCATGAGCCGAAAACAGACGCTGCCGTATGATGTGCGGCTTGAGTGCATTGCCTATGTCAGAGGTTATCCACGGCGGGTACAGGCGTACAACGACGCAAGGAGCGAGATACTGAGCGGCGGGAACAGTGCAACAGAGGGTATGCCCCGCTCCCCCGGCATTGGTAGACCGGCAGAAAGCAAGGCGGAGCAGCTTGCCGCCATAGAAAACTGGCCGGAAACCAAGAAAATGCGGGCTGTAGAATACGCCATAGACCGTTGCGGGCGGGATTTGGAGAGTGAGAGCGTTCGAAAGCAGCTTACACAGGGGATCATGCGCAACTGTCAGGGCAAGCATAAGTATTCCCGCAACAAGATTATCGTGCCTGGGATAAGCGAGCGGACATTCAGCAGGAGAAAAGAGCAGTTTTTGCTTGACATAGCCATATATTGTGGGTTTGCAGAGAAAGTTGGCACAAATTCCACCTAATGATGTGCTACAATAGGTACAGTGGATGATAAGGCATAGTCATCCACCCGTCTTTCCACTCAACCCGTTTCCTCCATCTTATGCGCCGCCGGTATTGGGCGCACCTTCTGGCACCGAAAGGTCATACCGGTATAAACAGCCTGTAGGGAAACCTGCGGGCTGTTGTTATATGCCGTGCGCTCGTTGCACCCCAAGATCAGGGGCGGGAGGTCGCACCTCCCACACGGCACAAATATATGCGGGCGGAAGCTGGGAGGAATCAGCTCCGATAGTAAAATTTCGGGTTCGCAGGTTCGAATCCTGTCGCCTGCACAAGATGCCGGGTAGCACCCGGACAATGTGAGACCGTTCGTCGTGGCTTACATGAAAATGAAAATGCTCGCTGAAAACTGCGCGTGAGGATGCGTCCTCCTTGCCATGACCGAACAGCGGCGCTTGAGATGCTTGCGGGGCCTCAAGCGGGCATGAGCGTGTGACAATCTAAGCGGGAAGACGGCCAATATGCGGCATAGGTGCCCCGTAAGGGGAGACCACAGCGAGTGACGGGGACTTTCCCTGAAGCGCTAAAGCAGGGCAGGACTGCAATGCCGCACCAAAAGCGGAGAGCCGCTGCCGTGGGCAAATGGCATAGCGCCTGCCCGGAAGTGCGGCTATACCGCTCAGAAGTGAGCTGTGGAAAAGACATTGCCACCTGCTGGCAAACTGTGTAACCCATGTTTGAGAGCTTCCAGAAGGCCGCATGGGAGGGGAAAGATTGTTACTGTAAGCCAAGGGGTGGGGGCTGGTAGCAAAACAGGAGGATGGCATGGAAATCACAAAACGGCGGCTTGCGGATATTGTGCCGTATGCCGCAAACGCAAAAAAGCATGATAAGCGGCAAATCAATAACGTTGCGGAGAGCATCAAGCAGTACGGATTTGTACAGCCAATTGTGATTGACCGTGACGGCGTGATCGTAATCGGGCATTGCCGCGCTCTGGCGGCAAAAAAGCTGGGCATGGAAGAAGTGCCCTGTGTCTGCGTGGACGATCTGACACCGGAGCAGGTGAACGCCCTACGTCTGGTGGATAACAAGAGCAACGAGAGCGACTGGGACTTTGACCTGCTGGCGGTGGAACTGCCTGGGCTTGACCTGTCGGCGTTTGATTTTGACTTTTCTTTTCCGGAGCTGGACGAATCCGAAATTGAAGAAATGACCAACGAGCAAAGAGAGCAGGAGTTCCGGGAAAGGATGGAGCGTGGAGAGCTTTCAGACGATGACGAGGACTACCAAGCTTTCCTTGAAAAGTTCGAGGCGAAGAAAACAACGGACGATTGCTACACACCAGAAAATATTTACAATGTAGCCAAGCGGTGGAGCCTGAAAAAATATAAACTTGGTAATCCACCTGTTGTTCGCCCTTTTTATCCCGGAGGAAATTACAAAAAAGAAAACTATCCAAAAGGGTGCGTTGTTATTGACAATCCTCCATTTTCTATTATTTCTGAGATCTGTGAGTGGTATACAGAAAACGGCATTGCATATTTTCTTTTTGCGCCGACTTTGACGTTGCTCGGAATCATGCGAGGTAAGGCAAACTACGTTGCTTGCGGTAGCGGTGTGGTTTATGAAAACGGTGCAAGCGTAAACACATCGTTTGTGACGAACTTAGGAAGCAAAAAAATTATTGCCGCATCTGATTTGAGAGAGCAGATAGACGAAGCGAATAAAGAAAATCTTGCAAAACAGCATAAAACGCTCCCAAAATATGAATATCCGGACGAAGTATTAACGGCAACAATGCTTTGCTACATGGCGGCGCATGGCGTATCACTTGAAATTTGTGCAGATGATGTGCATTTCATTCGTGGTCTTGATGCGCAGAAGGAAAGCGGGAAAGCACTATTCGGAAGCGGCTATTTGCTTTCAAAGAAAGCCGCCGCCGAGAAAGCCGCCGCCGAGAAAGCCGCCGCCGAGAAAGTAAGAGTGCGTGATACAAACGTGTGGGAACTTTCCGACAGAGAAAAGAAAATCGTGGCAGGACTTGGGCATGACGATTGAAGAAGCGCGGGCAATCATCGAAAATACAAGCAGCCCGCACCTAAAGAGGGACATGGAGAAGTTTATTAAACGCCAGCGGAGAAAGGAGGGTGCGTATGGCAAGGCCAAGAAAGGAAATAGATCAGAAGCAGTTCGAGAACCTCTGCGGCCTGCAATGCACGCTTGAGGAAATCTGCGGCTGGTTTGATGTGACCGATAAAACATTGGATAGTTGGTGTAAACGCACCTATCATGCCAGTTTTTCCGAGGTATTTAGACAAAAGCGCGGCGCGGGGAAAATTTCACTGCGTCGGAGCCAGTGGCGATTGGCTGAAAAGAACGCTACAATGGCGATCTTCCTCGGCAAACAGTTTTTGGGGCAGCGTGACAGCGTGGACGTGGCGGTTACGGACGCGAAGGGCATTGCATTGGACGAGTTGGAGAAGATGGTGATGCAGAATGACGCGGATACAAGCGGCGGAACTGCTGATACATAATCCCATTGCGTTCGGCCATGCCGTTGGGTTTGATAAGCTGGGCGCGCTGCACAACGCATGGATACAGGATATGGTGCGCGGGCGTGAGGACAAAACCTTGCAGGCGCACCGTGGAAGCTATAAAACAACGTGCGTTTCGATTGCGCTGGCGGAGATCATCGTTCTTCTGCCGAATCTCAAAACGTTGTTTATGCGAAAAACGGATGCGGACGTGAAAGAGGTTGTGCGGCAGGTGCGGAATCTGCTGCTATCGCCATACATGGAGGCGCTGTGCGAGAAGATCCACGGGATACCGTTGATCCTGACAACGGTATCCGCGACGGAGATTTCAACGAATCTGGCAGCGGACAACAAGGGCACGAGCCAGCTTGTGGCGTGCGGCGTGAACGGGTCCTTGACCGGCAAGCATTTTGACCGTATATTTACGGACGATATTGTAAACGTGCAGGATCGCATTTCCCGCGCAGAGCGAGACCATACAAAAACGATCTATCAGGAGTTACAGAACATCCGCAATCGAGGCGGGCGCATTTTTAACACAGGAACGCCCTGGCACAAGGAAGACGCGTTTTCCATGATGCCGAATATCGAAAAGTACGATTGCTATTCAACTGGGTTGATCTCCGGGGATGAGTTGCAAACCATTAAATCGTCTATGACGTCATCCCTGTTTGCAGCAAACTACGAGCTGCGACACATTGCCAGTGATGATGTGATCTTTGACACGCCGCAAATGGGCGGTGAGCCTTGCCTTGCAGAGCAGGGCATTTGCCATATTGACGCGGCATACGGCGGCGATGACTACACGGCGTTTACGATCGCCCGGAAGAAGGGAACAAAATATTACCTCTATGGGCGGCTTTGGCACAAGCATGTGGACGATTGCATGGATGAGATTATCCGGCTTCGGAAGTCCTTCAATGCTGGGGAGATTTACTGCGAGACCAACGCGGACAAGGGCTATCTGGCAAAGGCGTTGCGTGCGAAGGGCGAACGGGCCGTTACCTATCACGAAAGCATGAACAAATTCCTTAAAATCACAAGCTATCTCAAGGCGGAATGGCGCAATGTGGTTTTTGTGGCCGGTACGGATAATGCGTATATCGACCAGATTTGCGATTACAACGAGAACGTGGAGCATGATGACGCACCGGACAGCGCGGCCAGCATCGTAAAACGGTTGTGGAACAAACGCGACAGCTCTGATTATGTTTCCATTCTGAGATAAGGGGTGAGCGGAGATTAAGACATATAATGACCTTGTGGCGGTGGGCGAGGACGAAAAGGCGCGCATTGAGTTTATCCGCAGTGCAATCAACGCGCACCGCAATACTGCGGAGTATCGGACGGCGGTAGACGCGGAGGAATACTACAACGGCCTGAACCCTACGATCAACCGCTATGAAAAAATCATTTACGATATGCAGGGCCGTGCCCACACGGATATGTGGACGGCAAACCATAAGCTGGCCAGCCGCTTCTTCGGTCTGGCGGTGGATCAGGAAGTTTCCTATCTTCTGGGTAACGGCGTAACCTTTGCGGAGAAGGAAACGCCGAACAAGCTATGCCCGGACTTCGACCAGGAAGTCATGGATGCAGCGCGTGAAGCGAAAATCGCAGGCGTGTCCTTCGGCTTCTGGGATTTGACGCATTTGCGGGTGTTCTCTCTGCTTGAGTTCGTCCCCCTCTATGATGAAGAGGACGGTGCAATGAAAGCCGGTATCCGGTTCTGGCAGGTGGCACAGGATAAGCCTCTGAGAGCGACGCTGTATGAGATTGACGGATTTACCGAGTATTTCCAGCCCAGCGGCGAGGATATGGCCGTCATGCAGCCAAAGCGCAGCTATAAGCTAATCGAGCGCAAGGCGGAGGTCGGCGAAACCGAAATCTATGACGGTGGGAATTATCCGAGTTTTCCCATCGTGCCGCTGAAAAACAACAAGCGGTGTTTATCCGAGATTGTCGGCAAGCGCAACACCATAGACGCGCTGGATCTGGCGTCCTCGAACATGGTTAACAATGTGGATGAGGGCAACCTGATTTATTGGGTGCTGTCTAACTGCAACGGCATGGACGACCTCGACGATGCAAAGTTTGTGGAGCGCTTGAAAACCACGCACGTTGCCCACGCCAACGGCGATGATGGCGCAAAGGTGGAGAGTAAAACCATCGAGGCACCCTATGAGGGCACCAGCAGCACCATTGATATGCTCAAGAAAAAGCTGTACGAGGATTTTCAGTGCTTTGACGCGGCGGCGGTATCTGCCGGGAACCAGACGGCGACCGCGATCAAGGCCAGCTATGTGCCGCTAGATTTGAAAACAGACAAGTTTGAATCCGAGGTCACGCGGTTTATTGTGGAAATCCTGCGTCTGGCGGGCATTGAAGACAAGCCGAGCTACACGCGCAATCAGATCATCAACAAGAGCGAGGAAACGCAGAACATTCTTCTGGGTGCGGCGTATTACGATGACGAATACATCACGAAGAAGCTGCTGACCATCAACGGCGACATTGACCAGTACGAGGACATGGCAAAGCGGAAGGCTGCAGAAGAGATTGACCGGAGCTTTGCGGAACCGGATGCGCCGGAGGTGAACGGCGATGGCGAGCAGTGACCTCGGACACAAGCTGACCGATAAGGAGCTTGCGAAGCTGGAGCGGCGTATTGCAACGCTATACCGCGAGGCGGGGAAAGAACTGCAAGCTACCATCGACGCATATTTTGAGCAATTCAAAAAGCGCGACGAGGAAATGAAGGCTCTGATCGGCACCGTGCAGAACGGCAAGGAATGGACGGAGGCCGACTATAAGCAATGGCGGCTCAACCAGATCGGGCGCGGGGAACGCTATCAGGCCATGCGCGACAAGGTTGCGCAGAGGGCGACCGATGCAAACGCTGTGGCGGTGTCCTATACCAACGATGCGACGCCGGGTATTTACAGCCTGAACCGCAATTATGCGGCTTACACCATTGAACGTGTCACCGGGAATATCGGCTTTGACCTGTGGGACGAGCAGACGGTAAAGCGGCTTATGGTAGAGCAGCCGGACTTAATGCCGTACTACCCAAAGGACAGGGCACTGAAACGCGGCATCGACCTCGCGTATGGCAAGAAGCAAATCACGGCAAGCGTCACCAGCTCCATCTTGCAGGGAAAGAGCATCAAGCACATGGCGGATGATCTGCAAAAGCGCATTACCACCATGAGCCGCGATTCCGCCATCCGCACCGCTCGTACAGCCGTGACCGGCGCACAGAATGCCGGACGCATGGACAGCTACGCAGCGGCGGAGAAGATGGGGATAAAGCTCAAAAAAGAATGGTTGGCTACGCTGGACGCGCGTACACGCCACTCTCATGCCATGCTTGACGGCGAACAAGTGGCGCAGGACAAGAAGTTTTCTAACGGTTGTCGTTTTCCCGGCGACCCACAAGGACCACCGTGGGAGATATATAACTGCCGCTGTACGCTGATTGCCGCCGTGGATGGGGCAGATACATCAGACGGGCTGCGTAGGACATGCGACGGGCTTATATCTGACATGACATATGCGCAGTGGGAAGCATCGAAGCAGGGATACAGCGGCAAACAGTTATCCCCATATCACATGGGGAGCGAAAAATCTGCAAAGGATGTTACGAAGAAATACATAGATTCCGCCAAGCCCCGCATGGGTAAGGTTCGATACGAGAACGGGTACCGCTCCAAAAACCACAAAGAAGAAATAAATGTTGCAAATCAAATTAGAGAGCTGTTCGGTGGGAAAATTGTGCTATTGAAAGAATCGCAGACGCCAGGTATGAAAATGCCAGACATGCTGTGGAAAGGGAAGCAATGGGAAATAAAGTCGATTTCCACAGAAAAAGCCGCAGATAGCGCTCTGCGCAAGGCGATAAAGCAGATACACGGGAACCAAGGCGGGGTGATTTTGGATGTTGCCGATGGGATTGATAAGCAAAAACTAATTGATGTATTGGATGCGAGAGCAACAAGAAGCAAATCGTTTAATGCAGATATAATTGCGCTGCATAACGGGTCTGTCCTCTTTGTGCGGCGATATAAAAAATGAGGCAACCCCCCACCAGAACGGGCGGAGGATTACCTCGATAAAACGGAAACATGAGTTTCCTCATTGGTAGTATATGCAATCCCCGTAAAAAAGTCAAGAGGTATTTTGTGATGAGCGTTGAAATCACCGACAACAGCAAAGAAGTCTCTGCTGCCATCAAAGCGGCGCTGCTGCGCGGGCTTGAAAAATGCGGGCTGGTGGCAGAGGGATATGCGAAAAAGCTGTGCCCCGTGGATACCGGAAATCTGCGCAACAGCATTACTCATGTGGTAGACGAGCAGGAACCGGCGGCAATCATCGGAACAGATTCTGAGTACGGTGCGTATGTGGAATTAGGAACCGGCATTTACGCCGAAGGTGGCGGCGGACGGCCTACACCGTGGGTGTATCAGGACGCAAAGGGAAATTGGCATTACACGCGTGGCAACAAGGCACAGCCGTTTTTGAAACCTGCTGCCGCCGACCATGCCATCCAATACCGGAAGATATTGGAGGACGAACTGAAATAGGAGCTAATTGCTTACAAATTGTATGCAGTTGGCTCTTTTTGTTAATTACCGCAAAGGACAGCGGTTTTTATAAAACTATCGTTTCCGAAGGAACGGAACCGAAGAAAAGGAGATAGTGTCATGGCACTTACACGAAAACTTTTGAAGGGTATGGGGCTTACCGATGAGCAGGTTGATACCATCATCGAGGCGCATACCGACACCGTGGACGGCCTAAAGGCGGATGTGACCCGCTACAAGGCCGATGCGGAGAAACTGCCCGGCGTTCAGAAGCAGTTGGACGACCTCAAGGTAGCGGGTGACGGCGGTTACAAGGAGAAGTACGAGAAGGAACACTCGGCCTTTGAAGCCTTTAAGACCGACATCACGGCAAAGGAAAGCAAGGCGGCAAAGGAAAAGGCCGTGCGTGCTTACTTTGAGAGCAAAAACATCACCGGCGCGAATTTGGACCTTGCGATGCGCGGCTGTGGCGAAGAAATGGCCGCATTGGAGATGGACGGCGAGAAGATCAAGGACACCAAGAGCCTTGATGCACTCGTAGACGGCACCTACAAGGGGCTTGTCTCCACCACGCAGACGCACGGGGCGAATCCCGCCAACCCCCCGGCAAACGCCGGCGGCGCAAAATCCCGAGAGGACATCTACAAGAAGGACGATAAAGGCCGCTATGTGATGTCTACGGCGGAGCGCCAGAAAGCGCTTGCCGATCTGATGGCAAGCGAAAACAACTGATTTTTTGAAAGGAGCTATTTATGGCTGCGAAAACTAATGTAACAACTTCCGCGCAGTTTACTACTTCCGCACGCGAGGTGGATTTTGTGTCCCGCTTTGCTGACAACTGGGACGCGCTGCGCAACATCATGGGCATCATGCGTCCCATTCGCAAGGCCCCCGGCACGAAGCTGGTTTCCTACAAGGCCAGCGTGGACGGCGTTCTCAAGGGCGGCACCGTGGCAGAGGGTGACGAGATTCCCTTTACCAAGATGAAGGTGGCGCCTGTTGCCTATGGCGACATCGACATTTCCAAGTATGCCAAGAGCGTGACCATCGAGAGCGTGGCAAAGTACGGCGCTGACGTTGCCGTGGAGAAGACCGACGAGGCTTTCCTCGTGGCCCTGCAGAACAAGGTCCTGACCGACTTCTACACCTTCCTCGGTACCGGCACTTTGAAGGTGACCGAGAAAACGTGGCAGCGTGCTCTGGCTATGGCTAAGGGCAAGGTGCTGGACAAGTTTGCCGGTCTGGATAAGGACGTAACCGAGGTGGTGGGCTTTGCCAACATCATCGACGCTTACGATTACCTGGGCGACAAGGAGATCACCGTGCAGACGATGTTCGGCATCAACTACGTGGAGAACTTCATGGGCTACCGCACCCTGTTCCTGCTGCCCGAGAAGTACATCGCCTCCAAGAAGGTGATTGCTCTGCCCGTGGAGAACATCGACCTGTACTATGTAGACCCGAGCGACAGCGACTTTGCCAAGCTGGGGCTGAATTACACCGTGAAGGGCGAGACCAACCTGATCGGCGTCCATGTTGACGGCGATTACAGCCGCGCCACGGGCGATATGTACGCCATCATGGGCATGAAGCTGTGGGCTGAGTATCTGGACGGCATTGCCGTGGCTACCGTTTCTGTGGCCGGCGCAGGCTAAATAGGAGGGCAGCGTAATGCTTGAACAAGTCTTACGGCACTTGAACAACTGGTTCCTTGTGGAGATTCACGAGGGCACGTTCGCCGTGGAGAACGGCAGCATTGCGCTGCCCTTTCTCCTGACCAATCAATATTTCCGCATCTGCGGCTCTGTGTTTAATGACGGTCTGCATCAATATCCGGCGGCTGACCTTACGGATGAAACCTTTACCGGAACGGTGTGGGTGTTGGCTGTTCCGAAGGCTGTGGTTTTGCTTGCCGAAGATATCGCCGCGTGGGAAGAAAAGAACGGTGAAGCCGTTTTAAGCCCGTACACGAGCGAAAGCTTCGGCGGGTACAGTTACACAAAGGCAAGCGGCGGAAATGCCGACACGAGCGCCGGGACGGGCTGGCAGGGCGCTTTTAAAGGCCGGTTAAATGACTGGCGCAAGCTCAAGGGGGTGGAACCGTGAGTTTACTGGACGATTTTGCCCACAAGTGCATTTTGATGGAGAAAAAGCGCACGCCTGACGGTGCGGGAGGCTACATCACTGCGTGGGAAGAGGGCGCGGAGTTTCTCAACTACCAGTCACTTGATACCTCTATGGAGGCGAGAAAAGCGGAAAAGGACGGCGTTACCTCGGTGTATTCCGCGCTGGTCAATCAGAGCGTGCCGATTGAGTACAATGACTATTTCCGCGACACGGAAACGGGGATTACCTATCGTGTGACCTCGAATCCCGAGGAAAAAGCTGCGCCAAGGTCCGCGGGGGCGACCGTCCGAGCACTGAAATTCTTCACCGCCGAACGAAAGGAGCTGCCGAAATGACAAAGGACAAGGCACTCCATGCGTGGTTTTCCCAATTCCTCCCGTCGTATCCGATTTCGAATGTGCCGGAAGACGCGACCTTTCCGTGGCTGACCTATGAGCTTATCACAGGATCATGGGAGAGCGGCGAGACCGCGCTGACGGTAAACCTCTGGTATTACACCGAGAGCGAAGCGATGCCCAACGCAAAGGCACAAGAAATCAGCAACGCAATCGGCATGGGCGGCTGTATGGTTGCCTATGACGGCGGAGCAATGTGGATCAAGCGTGGCTCCCCGTGGTGTCAGAACATCGCGGACGAAAGCGATAAAAACATCAAGCGAAGGTATCTCAACATCACGGTGGAATACCTATCGCAAAACTGATGAAAGGAAGAAAATATGAAATTCACAAAAATTCCCTCTGATGCATTTCAGAAGCTCCAGATAAACGCCGGTATTCTGACTACCGATTTTACCCCGGCCACCGGCACCATCGGGGAATCGGGGCAGATTGGCGCGACGACCGGCGGCATTAGCTTTACCGCAACGCCCACCTATAAGGACTATGGAGAGGACATCGACAACTGCCCCAAGAACATGAAGGAACTGAAACGGGTGGATTCCTGGGAGGCGAAGATTGCGGGTACGTTCATTAACGCAGACACCAAGATTGCAAAGAGCCTTTGCGGTGCTGCCGATGTGGGTACCAGCGATGGGAAGGTCACGCCTCGGAACGATCTGTCGGACGCTGACTTTGCCGACATCTGGCTGGTGGGCGACTACTCCGACAAGAACGGAGATAAAAATGGCGGCTTCATCGCCATCCACCTGATGAACGCACTGTCTACCGGCGGCTTCCAGCTGAAGACCAGCGACAAGGCGAAGGGGCAGTTCGCGTTTGAGTATACGGCCCACTACTCCATGAGCGCACAGGACACTGTGCCATTTGAGATCTACATCAAGGCCGGTACGGCGGAGGCGTAACACCATGAAACTGTCAAAAATTAAGGGGGAGCGAGTGTTTGATGTTATCGCAGACATCATCGATCCTATTGCCAACATAGCCGAGGACAAAGTAGCCGCAGCGTTGTTTCAGCGTCAGAAGCTCCCGGATGGCGTAAATGCAAAGGACTTTGTATTGGCAAGGGTTAAGAAATCTGCTCCGCTGCTTTTGCGTGGGCACAAGAAAGATCTGATCGCAATTTTGGCGGCTGTGGAAGGCGTGCCTGCAAAAAAATATGCCGCCGGGCTGACGCTTGCCAAGTTGTTGGTTGATGTTACTGAGCTTATGACGGACGAGGCCTTTACAGACCTTTTTACATCTGCGCAGACCGAGACGGCAGAAACGCCGTCCGGCTCTGTGCAGGAGAATATCGGGGAAGCCAAAGGGTAAAGCCATTTCTGTCATACTGTGTAGCACGGTATAAGCAGGATGCAGAAGAAAAAGCATATCGAATTTATGCTGCTGACCTGCTTAAAGTAATATGCGAGCGATGCGCGGGCGTGTCAATCGATAAGCGATATATTGAAATTATAGATGTGAGCAAAAAAGACAACCGCTCCTGTGAAGAAATCACCAGCGATATTGTCAATCGGTGCGGGTTACAAGTTAAAAAAGCCGCCCCGTGAAGGGGCGGCGGGCGAATATGCGTTACTTGAGGACATAATCAGAAATCACTCTTCCGATTTTCCCGATGTCTGTGCCTCCCTTAAACTCAAACTTTGCGACATAACCATTGGAGAATGTCAGAACAAGTTCGCTATCCGGGATGATTTCGGCAAATCCTGGGGTTTGCACGGAAAAAAACTGCACTTTCGAATAGGGCATAGAGCTGAAGGACTTGCGCTTTCCTGTAATCCCCTGTACATCAACCGATATGACTCGCTTGTTAGTAAAAATCAGCTGGTCGCGTACGGTCTTAAATGCGGCAGCGATTTCTTCCCCGTCAATCAACAAGCCATTCACCTCGCCACGCACATCGGAAACGGGAATCGGCTTTAAGTCCCACGCAGAATCTTTGTTAAAACTTATCATAAATAATCCCTCCTTGCCGATAGCATACCATACTCCCAATGGAATGTCACGAATAATTTTCAGAATTTACAAAGAGAGCGAGGTGAACGCATGAATCTTCTTGATCTGTTTGTGAAAATATCTGTGCAAGACGAGGCAAGCGAAAATGTAGAGACATTATCAGGAAAATTCAAAAATGGGCTTGCCACTGCGGCTAAAGTCGGCGCCGCAGCTGTAAGTGCGGCTGCTACCGGCATTGCTGTGCTTACGAAAAATGCGCTTAACAACTATGCTGAGTATGAACAGCTGGTCGGTGGCGTTGATACGCTATTCAAGGATAGCTCTGCAAAAGTTCAAGAATATGCAGCAAATGCATATAAGACTGCTGGCCTATCCGCTAACGAATATATGGACACAGTTACAAGTTTTTCTGCGTCCTTGCTGCAATCGCTTGGCGGTGATACAGAAGCGGCGGCAGACATGGCTAATGTTGCAATCACGGATATGGCTGATAATGCCAATAAAATGGGCACGGATATGGCATCTATCCAGAACGCCTATCAGGGGTTTGCAAAGCAGAACTATACCATGCTTGATAACCTGAAGCTTGGTTATGGCGGCACAAAGGAGGAAATGGAACGGCTGTTGGAGAACGCAACAAAACTTTCCGGTGTCGAATATGATATTTCGTCTTATGCAGATATTGTTGATGCAATTCATGTGATTCAAGGTGAGATGGAAATTTCCGGCCGCACAGCAGAAGAAGCAGCGGCCATTTACGAGCGCACAGGTCGTCAAGTTTCGGAGCAGCTTGGTACTACCGCAAAAGAAGCAAGTACCACCATTCAAGGATCTGTTTCATCCATGAAGTCCGCATGGGGCAATCTGCTGGTTGGCATTGCTGACGATAACGCCAATTTTAAGACACTTACAGAGCAGTTCGTTGATAGTCTTGTTACCGTTGGTGAAAATATTATCCCGCGTATAAATATCATCATCCAAGGGCTTACGCAACTCATAACAGAAGCGTCCCAGACAATCATTCCGTTGGCTGTGCAGATTTTGCTTGAAAACCTGCCGAGCATTGTTGCTGCTGGCATGGATTTAATCATTGCGCTTGTAAGCGGCATCCTTGACAACATCGATATGCTGATTGACTGTGTTCTGGAAATGGTTGATGTCATAGTCGATAAGCTGATTGACAACTTGCCGAAGCTGATAGATGGTGGAATCAGGCTGATTGCTGCACTTGCTAATGGACTGATTCGTGCCATACCGAATTTGGTATCGAAAATTCCCCAGATTATTTCGTCTATCGTGAAGGGGCTTATCAGCGGCATCCCTGCAATTTTCGATGTCGGCAAGAACATAGTCGAAGGACTTTGGCACGGCATCAAAAACATGGGTTCGTGGTTTACTGGAAAAGTAAAAGGATTCTTTGGCGGAATCGTTGGTGGCGTCAAAGACTTTCTTGGCATCCATTCCCCGTCGAAGGTGTTTGCCGGAATCGGTGGATTTATGGCCGAAGGCTTGGGCGATGGCTTTGACGATCAATTCAAGTCCGTAAAAAAGGACATTGAAGACAGCATGAACTTTGACGCTGGCATCATTACGGCAGATGCAAACATCAGTAGGCACGATACAAGCGGTTCTTACGGAGCGGCAAGCACAAGCGGTGGCGGCGATTCCGGCAAAATTGTAATGCTGCTGGAACAGTATTTGCCTATGTTGGCAAATATGAAAGTCATCATGGACAGCGGTCAGGTTGTCGGTTTGCTTGCCCCCGGCATGGATGAAGAACTAGCCAAAATCAATGCGAGGAGGGCAAGGGCCGTATGATAGGAAAAGTATTTTTTGACGGAAAAGACACTTACACAGAATACGGCCTGCTGCTTGCAAGCAAGTCCATAGCTCTGCCGGAAGTCCGCACGAACATGATCGATGTTCCGGGCCGGGACGGTCTGCTTGACGCGTCCGAAGTGTTGACCGGAGAAGTCACCTATAAGAACCGTACTATTACACTGAAGCTCACCGGCGTGGACACGGTGAGCGGCAAGACATGGCCTGCTACGATTTCCGATTTCTGCAACAAAGTCCACGGCAAGCACGTTAAAATAACATTCCCCGAGGACACCGCCCATTTTTACAGTGGGCGGTGCTCCGTTGGGCAAGTGGAGCTTGTCAAAATGATGCAGACCATCCCGGTCACGGTTGACTGCGACCCGTGGAAATACAAGAACGCAAAAACCACTGTTTCCCGGTCTGATTTGGACACGGCGTATAAACAGCTTGCGCTACCGAATGAAAGCCGCCCTGTTATCCCAACAATCACGGTGGCGCAAGATACCGTATTGCTTTGGGGCGGCAACACAATCAACGTCAGCGCAGGGGATCACATTTTGCCAGCCGTTAGGCTTGCGGCCGGCAACAACATCTTGAAAGCCAAAGTCGCAAGCGGAACGGGAAGTATCACTGTGACGTATCAGGAGGCGAGTATGTAATGTATCAGCTAAAATACAAGGACTACATACTGCATGATATGCGCCTTGCGGATGAAAAACTAATCATCCGCGATCCTTCTGTGAAGCTGGCAGTAAGCAAGGCCGGGGAAATGTCCTTTACGGTGGACGCAGAACATCCCTATTTAAGCAATCTGCGCCGCATGAGCGGCCTTGTGGAGCTGCTGGACGGCACTTTGCCCATATATAGAGGGAGAATCACCAGTGATACAAAAGACTTCTATGGGGCGCACAAAATCGAAACAGAGGGCATTATGGCGGTACTGAATGACAGCATCATACCACCGTTCAACTTCCCAGAGGACTTTACGGAGGACGCTTCCTATAAGGCCGCCGCCGCAAGCGGGAATGTGGTGGAGTTTTTCTTCCGCTGGATTCTGTCACAGCACAATGCGCAGGTGACCGCAGAGCAGCAGATCAAGCCCGGCGTGATTACCGTGTCCGACCCGAACAATTACATTACCCGCAGCTCTGAGGAGTACGCCACGGCGATGTCCACGATATCCGACAAGCTGATTAAATCGGCTTTGGGCGGGTATCTCCTGATTCGATATGAGGATGACGGGAACTATCTGGATTATTACGCTGCGTTGCCGCTCACAAATACGCAGTCTGTGGAATTTGCTGAGAATCTCCTTGACCTTTCCAGCGAGACGGACGGAACAAACATTTACACCGCTATTCTGCCAGAGGGCAAGGACGGCTTGACCATCGAAGCGCTGCCAGATGGTGATTTGACAGATGACCTTGTTAAATCTGGGCTTACTATTTATAGCAAGTCTGGCATGGCCACATACGGGCGCATTACCCGGCACATCAAATGGGATGATGTGACTGTTGCCGCCAACCTTCAGACCAAGGCGAAGGCGGCGCTGGCTGACAATGGCCTGTCCATGCCGGAGACCATCACCTGCAAGGCGGTGGATTTGGGCTGGCAAGATGGCATCCAGCATTTCCGGGTGGGCCGGATGACGGCCCTTTTCAGCAATCCGCACGGCTACAGCGCGTCCTATCCGCTGATGGAGCTGGCCCCGGATATTCTTGACCCCGGCAACACACAAATCACGCTGGGCGCTACCCAGCAAACCTACACGGGGGCGCAGATAGATGCCAAGCGTGAAACGGATAAACGCATCGAAAGCGCACGGCAGGAGATTTCTGAGCGGGTGGACGAATCTTCAAGCCAAGTGATTCAGGCCACACACCAGCAGATTACCGATCTGCAGCAGAATGTCAACTCCATCATCCTGTCCGCTCTGGAAAACTATGTAGAAACCGGGGATTTTGACAGCTACAAAGAGGAGGTCAGCACAAAGCTGTCTGTGCTGACTGACCAGCTGAGCATTGACATCACTAAGGTAACCGAGCGCATTGACAAGGTGGACGGCGATCTGCAAAGCAAGTACAGCGAGATCACAAAGGCTTTCCGGTTTACGTCTGACGGCCTAATCATTGGCGAAACGGGCAATGAAATCCTGCTGCGGCTGGATAATGATGTGTTGCAGTTTGTCCGCAACAACACACCGGAGTTGCAGATCACCGCAGAGGGCGTGGAAGCAATGCGTATCAAGGTATCTATCCTCTGCATCGGAAACGTGGTTTGGACGGAGGACGAAAACGGCGATGTAATTGCCAGTTGACAGGAGTTGAGAACATGGCGTCCATTTACAGCAGCACAAACAAAGGCTGGCGCTTGCGTCTGGATTGGTCAATCACAGGCCAGTCTATCGCAGACAACAAAAGTACATTAAGTCTTGATTTGTGGGTATATGACGGAACCGGATATTCCCAAAACGAGAGCAGCGGCGAAGCGTATTATATACTTCAGGGCGAAAAACGATGGAATCCGTATAATTACAGTTCCACCGGATGGTACAAACTGGGCAGCAAGACTATTACAGTCAGCCATAATGCAGACGGCACGAAGAGCATTGCGCTGACGGCAGAGTGGGACTGTGGCTTTGACAGCTCCTACACACCACGCCATTTGTCCTTGTCGGAAACGGTGGCACTGACCACCATTCCAAGAGCGTCCACGGCCACCACAAGCGGCTCCACGCTGGGGGAGACCTTGACCATCACCATCAAGCGGGCCAGCAGCAGCTTTAAGCACAAACTCTATTACACATGCGGCAGCGTCAAGGATCAACTGATTGCAGAGAATGTAAGCACATCGTACAGTTGGAATGCGCCGCCTGTGTCTCTGGCACAGCAAGCGCCAAACGCAGAGACTGTGGCGCTCACACTCACGGTCAAGACGTACAACGGCAGCACCTATGTTGGGGCGTGGTCAACGGCTGTTAAGCTTGCTGTGCCGTCAACCGTGGTTCCGGCCCTGTCTGTTGCAATCAGCGATCCAACAGGAGTGTCCGACACCTATGGTGGATATGTGCAGCTGCGTAGCAAGGTCAAGGTAGATATCACCGCATCCGGGGTGCAGGGCAGTTCCATCAAGTCTTACAGTATCAAGGTGGGCAGCATTTACGCTGCGACATCGGCCAGTGGTACAACGGATTATCTGCCCGGTTCTGGCGAACTGACTGTTTCCTGTGCTGTCACAGATAGCCGGGGGCGCACGACTACAAAGACACAAAGTATCACTGTCCTTGCTTACAGCAAACCAGCAATTACTGCTATTTCTGCCGCCCGTTGCAATGCCGATGGCACAGCAAACCGGGCTGGAACTTATGGCAAGGTGACTTTCTCCGGGGCCATTACTTCTCTTTCTGCCAAAAACACCGCAGCATATGCGGTACAGTATAGGGAAGTCGGCGCTGAAGATTGGACTACGGCAGGCCGACCGGCGGCGGGAAACTACGATCCTGCTGATATTTCTGCCGTGTTTGCCGCAGACAAAAGCAAACGCTACGAAGTTCGGGTTGTGGCAACCGATGCCTTTGAAAGCATTGGCTCCACGTTGCGTGACCTCCCGGCAGCGTATGCTCTATACCATCTGGCAAAGCATCTGCTATCTGTGGGGCTGGGCCGTCTCTGTGACAAGGCAAACGCAATTCAAGTGGGGCTGGATGTTTATTTTGATAGGGATGTACAAATAGACGGCACACTGGCGGTAGGAGGGACGACGCTGCTGGATTATGCACATCCGGTGGGGAGTGTATATATCTCCACTGCGGCCACCGACCCTGTCGATCTTTTTGGAGGCGGGACGTGGGAACGCATAAAGGATGTATTCCTGTTGGCTGCGGGTGATACATACGCAGCTGGGGCCAGCGGCGGAGAAGCAGCGCATACACTGACCGCAAATGAGATGCCGAGC